TTCGAGCATAAATGTATCCTAATTGGTCGGGATGGCAGGATTTGAACCTGCGACCTCCTGGTCCCAAACCAGGCGCACTAGCCAAGCTGTGCTACATCCCGTACTTGCTTGGGGTGGGATTTGGGCCCACACCTTCCCCAATACAATCAGGGGCTCTGAACTTAAGCTACCCGAGCGATTTCATTTGGCGCGTCGGGAGGGATTCGAACCCCCGACCAACAGATTAGAAGTCTGTTGCTCTATCCAGCTGAGCTACCGACGCCGATAAGACTCTCCTTGGTGTTGTCTCTTATCAGCTTAATCTCGCACGAGTCGGTTGTGCAATACGCTTCGCCAATTGCGTCTACGGCAAGCCCTGCGTATATTCCTGCCAGGTCAATTGGGAAAATCTTAGACTTTGCCTCTTCGTATTCCTCTTCGGATATCTGCGTATACGGCATCTGGGGATAAACATGATTTCCCATGGGCAGGAAAGAAACAGTCTTTAGCTGTCCGTCGTGCATATGAAGAATCGCTGGAATATGTTCTGATTCTTTTTCTGGGTCAAATGTTACAGTGACGGACACAGAGTTGTCCGACCAATATCTCTGGGTAACAACAGCAAGAGCAACTTTTTCAAAAACAGAAACCTCTTTTTCCGCCCTAAGAGCTTCTGTTTTTATGGGAAAAAACACGACAGATGTGGTAGTTGGTGATTCTGATGCTGGCTCAACACGATAGTTTGCCATTTTGAAAAGCTCTAGCATCGGGTCACTATTTGCAAACCTTATTGCTCTCATGAAATATTTCCCACCAGAGGCCCAGTGCACACCAGGGCTCTCTCCGGCGAGAATTGAAACAGTGCCGGAGGGTTTCACTGTTGTCATTTTTATCGATTTTCTGATGCCTAGCCATTCAGAGTATGTTTCATCATAATTTTTGACCGTTTCGTACCCCAAATTCAGCCAGTCTCTGAGTTTTGTCCATCCATTGTTGTCGGCAAAATTTGCTATTCCGGAAACTGAAGTTCCTATTCTTCTGTTTCTTTGCATAATTGCATTTGTTTCTTCCCAGTGGGTTGGAAGAAGGGTTACGGTTTTTGCATAAAGATAAGCAAATTTCAAAGTTCGTTTAAAATCTTCTAGATTCTCGTGTCGATTTAAGTATGTTTCCACCAGTGTGCAGCACTCAAATGATTCAAGACTTTGTTCCGCGCACGGGTTGTAGCCAGCAATTCTCCAGTCTTTATTGTTCGGTGGGTCAATTAATCGCCCATATTGACGCGATACATCCATCCACACGACACCGGGTTCGCCATTGAGAACAATCCCATCTATTATTTTTGAAAAATCAGAACCGACTTTTGCCTCGACGGAATTGTTTGACATCCATGCCCAACCAGGTTTTTCCGCATCATATGAGTTTCTGTCTGGAAAGCGCTTTGCATTTTTAAGGTTGAGAAAATCTTCATCATCGATTCTGCCAATAAGCAATTCCGCAGAGCGACGCACATTTCCAGAAACGACACAAACGCCAATCATATTTCCAATATCAGCAATATCAATTCGAGTAAGTTTTTCACCGCTTCTGCCGGAAAAAAGATTAATTATGTGGTTATGAAGCTTAATTAGTGGTTCTGGACCAGCAGCCGTGCCACCAAACGTTTTAATTGGTTGCCCAGCAGGGCGAATCAGGGAATAATCAAAAATCGGAGAGAATTGCTCTGGCTTCAAATATGCGTTAATTAATTTTTCGACAGAATCAACCCACCCCTCACGACTGTCGTCCACAACTGTTACTTCCGTAGAAATTTGTGGTTCATAGATAATAAAATCTTTATCAGCACCCTTGTCATCAAAGCCAACACCAACACCAAGCATTGATGCCTCCATCAAAAATACAAATGGTTTCGCGGGATTGTGTTTTGTCATTTCCAGAGTGGAAACAAACGCACAATTCTGGAGCGCAGCGGAATTTCGTTGCTGATTCACAAGTGGGGTGCCCATCACCCACAGACCGCGACCCGGCGGAGTCCATTTGAGATTGAAAAGCCTGTCATATGCTTCTTTTGCCGACGCCTGTGCTTTGGCGTCATTCCAAGGCAGGCGGTTCATTTTCGCGTGGTCTTTCTGGAGTGAGTACATGCCGTTTATGACTCGCTCGCACACATCCACCCATGTTTCTTTTGTTCCATCTTCCTTTAATCTCGAGTATGTGCGAAGAAAAGTTATTTCACCAACAGAATTTCCAGCCGCATCCCTATAGCCAAAAGGTGGTACTTGGTTTTTGTACCCGGAAACAAAATCATCACTGAGCCTAAATGAAAAAATAGATGTCATATTTGCTCCTGACAATTAACGAGGTGGGATTGCGTGGTCTACGAGTGTAACCCAAGAACAAATACTGAAATGGTCCAGCATCAATAAAATTAATTAATGAAACCCAATTCTTTCGCTTTAAGGAGCGGTATTTGCTTACCCTTTGGATAAACAAGAATTTTTATAAAAAGATTAGGACCGACTTCACGTTGTTCAAAATAATCTTCTTCAATTAAAAACGTTTGATTTACGTCAAGACTTGAATTTGTATTATAACCCCATATCGCTATTGGGGGACCGCTTTCCCCCTTGCAATCCCCCGTTGGGTGTCCACAAACAGGACATGGACCCCTTGTCGCTCTTAAGTGTTGAACTCCGTCGATTTCTTCGCGCTCGGAATTGTTTCCAGTAAAGGCAGGGCTATTATAAAATGGTGTCATAATACATTTTACACTTTTTAATTTACATTTCTTGAACAATAAAGCCAAGCAGTGTTATTTCTTGTCTGGCGTTTTCGAGTTGGGCTTCGTTCATGTCATATATGGGGTCTTCTTTTAGCGTTTTTTGAAGCATTATCGGCCATTTGGTTTGCTTCAAATTTTTTTCTGGTTTTCTTGGATATACAAGTAAAGAGTCCCAAACAATTTTCTTACCGACATTTACAGAATAGGGGGCCGCCACCATTGATGTTGGATTTATGTGGCCATCAGAATCCACAGATGCATGGCTAACCGTTATGCATTCGCTAACCGGCATATTTTTATCAAGAAAAGCATCAGCCAAATTTGCTCCGGTGGTCTTTGCTTTATCAAATGAACAGTAACCCTCGGCTACCATGCTGAGTGAGGTTACCCACCAGTATCTTCTCAAAATTGTACACAAATCGTTACTTTGTACGAATCTTTCCTGTATATCTGCTCGAAAAAGGTCATTTCTCATTTGACAAATTATTGCGAGCCTTCCACTTTGCCAACCAAGAAAATGAGTTGCTATTTCCTCGCCGATTCCATAGTCGGCAACAGCTTGCTCTTTTGCCATTTGTGCTGAAGTAAGGGCAAGAGCCATTTTCCCAAAATCATTTACATATTCATCCATAAAAAAATACTAGAACAATAAAAAATCATGTATTGTCAAGATATGTTCAATAAATTTTTGTTACACCACCAAACGGTTACATGCACTAATGTCGAACCATGACAGAAAATAAGAAATCAACACCAAAAAAGACGACAACTTCAAAAACTGCTGCAAAAAAACCAGCCGCCAAAAAGAAGTCGTCAGCAACAAAAAAACCCGAAGCAAAAATTTCGATTAACGACTCCGCAGCGTCCCTGCGCAGCGCGTTGGGGGATTCACAGAAATCCACAAATGGCGCTGTTGTGGCGAGTACAAATGTTGGCTCGTATTCATCGAGTAGCTGGCTAAAGAAGTTTTTTAAAAAACTTCTCGGATAGCACACGGATGCTGTGGGCATCCCAGTGACAACCGAAAGAAGACAATCCCCAAGAAGAAAAGTAAAACTCGTCGAAAAAATCGGCGGGTGGGGAAAAATTGAATACATCCATCATCTTTCCTGTGGGCACTCAGAGACTCGAAAAAGGATTGCGCCGTCAAGCGAAATAGCCTGTGTTCGCTGCCTCAGGGAAGAGGCGATGAAAAAAGAAATTCGAGCACTTTCACGCGTATCCCCACTCGTCGTTGGAAATGATGATACTTTTTTTGATGACGAATTAAAAATAGAAAGAACAAGAGCAGCACTTGCCGCAAAATTTGGAGTGCCGCTTGATGCAATTGACGTAATATCTGAATACATTTCTGGAAAACTAATTATTAGAAGCGCAACCATTTATCTTTCCGCGACTGACGTAGACAAGCTTACAAAAAACAACTAGTCTGTCGCCCACACATTTGGGAGACAAAATGAACAGACAGCAAGACCAACAATTATCTGCGCGAATATCAAGAAATTTGGACTCAAATCAACTTTCCAAACCAGTTGATGCTCCACCAAGAAATGGGGCCTGTTTGGGATATGACGTTTCCATGTGGTTCCCGTATTTTGAAAAAGAAGAAGCAACCAGAGAAACTTACAAACGCTCACAAGAGAACAGCGCAAGAGCTAAAAGAATTTGCTTTTCGTGTCACGCACAAATGGAGTGTCTTGCGTACGGATTACAAAACGAATTATGGGGAATCTGGGGAGGATATACCGAAAGAGAAAGAAAATCACTTCGCAGAAGATTTGGAATCAAGCTAGTAAAGCGTGATTCAATCATCAACATTTCAGGAATGAATTTAAAGTACGAATAGCAAAATGCCAGTCTCGCCATCACAACAAACAGCCACTTTTTTATCACGGCTGAATGGTGTTCGCCAAACGAATAATGGATGGGTTGCTAGGTGCCCATGCAGAAACGACGACAATAATCCATCCCTGTCAATTGGTCAGGGAGATGACGGACGAACACTTATTACATGTCATCGTGCCATGTCTTGCAATGTAGAGCAGATTTGCAATGCGGTTGGGATGCGCGTAGCGGAACTGATGCCGAATTCTGGAGACAAGATAATCACGTTCAATCCAAATCAATCTCAATCATCGTCGGTTAAATATGAAAAAAAAGAATCTAAACCAAAATTTGTTGAATCATACGACTATGTAGATGAATTCGGAAAATTGCTCTTTCAAAAAGTTCGCTACGTTGAAGAAAATGGCAAAAAAACGTTTAGACAAAGAAAACCATCTGTTGGCGGTGGTTGGGAATATTCCCTTGGTGACACACCCAAGGTTTTGTACAATTTACCAGCAATTTTAAAAGCAAAAGAAGCAAAACAAGCAATTTGGGTTGTCGAGGGCGAAAAAGATGCCAACACCCTCAATGAGCTTGGTTTTGTGGCAACCACAATGCCTGGTGGTGCCGGAAAGTGGCTTGATATTCACACAGAAACTCTCGCTGGCGCAGTTGTGGACATTATTGCCGACAGAGACGAAATCGGAATAAATCACGCTAGGTCAATTTTGGAAAAACTCATAAAAGCCGGATGTGATGCTCAGGCGTGGATTTGTCCGTCACACAAAGACATAAGTGACCACATCAATGCTGGAAATAATTTAGCCGATATTGTTCCGCTTGAAGAAATACAAGCACCACAAAAAAATGAACAAAACGAACAAATAAATAATTCACCGGAGGAAGTTGCTCTCGGAAAACTAAAAGAATTACTAGATAGAGACGATTTAAATACAAAACAGAAACTCGCCAAAAGCAATCTCATAATTGCAACATCAACTATTTCTTTTATCCTCGATTCTGGGCGATTGGTTAGCTGGTCTGATTTTCTTGGTGAATCGGAAAAAGACACATACGATTGGGTTATTCCCGGATTGGTTGAAAGAAGTGAAAGAGTTATTGTTGTTGCCGCAGAAGGTGTCGGCAAAACCATGCTGGCACGGCAAGTTGGAATTTTGTGTGGTGCTGGGATTCATCCATTTAGCTTTCAACCAATACCAAGAGTGAGAACGCTTTCGGTTGACCTTGAAAACCCAGAAAGAATCATTAGAAGAACCTCACGCTCGGTCGCCGTTCAAGCACTTCATCAATCCCCGGGCGAACTTGATGCTTTTATTTTGACAAAGCCATCTGGAATGGATTTGCTGCAGGCGCGCGACAGGGCAATACTTGAAGAAGCCCTAGACGAAGTCAAGCCACACATGCTCATAATTGGACCCCTGTATAAGGCATTTATTGACCCAGGCGGAAGAACGTCAGAGGCAATAGCGGTAGAGGTTGCAAGATACCTTGACACGATTAGAACAATTTATAACTGTGCCCTGTGGATTGAGCACCATGCTCCGCTTGGCTCTTCTGGTTCAAGTCGAGATTTGCGTCCGTTTGGTTCTGCCGTATGGTCCAGGTGGCCAGAATTTGGAATTTCTCTACAGCCAGACCCAACCATTGTGGGAGAATATGTTTACGACATTAAGCACTTCCGTGGGGCACGAGATGAGCGGCAATGGCCACTGAAAATCAAACGCGGAAAGCGCTTTCCATTTGAAGTCGTTGAATGGAATAAAGTAAGCACATGAGCGATGAGAAAAGAAATACTTCTCCGATAAAAACTGCAGAATCTGTTCACGAAAGAGATACGCGCATATTCAAATTGCGTCAAGCTGGCACATCAATTGGGGAAATAGCAAGAAGATTTGGTGTTTCAACACAAACCGTGTCTCGTTCGATATCTAGACAACTAGAAAAAATGAATCGTGAAGCCGTCCTTGCTTATCCAGAAGTATTGAGAATGGAGCTTGAAAGATTGGACAGCATGCAGCAGGCCCTATGGCCACTGACCCAGCACAGACGACAAGTAATGGACGATGGGACCGAGATTCAAATCGAACCAGATATTAAGGCAGTACAGCAAGTGCTCTCAATAATGGATAGAAGGTCAAAGCTTCTCGGCATGGAACAAACAAATGTCAACGTACAAATGGAAGCAGAAGTGAGCGGAACCGGAATGATACGAGCAACAATCGCTGGTCAACCAGGAATCGAAAAACCGGCGACAGGATTCGACCCAGAGTCAGAAGCGAAACGACTGCTTGAATTGATGGCAATCGCTGGGGTTCTGCCTGAACATACCGTAAAAGCACTAATGTCTCCAGAGGAAGAAATATTGGAAGCGGAAATAGTGGGCGACAATGAGAACGAAAATGAATAATGAAAATAACAAAAACCCAGAACTATCAAATATTCGAGTCGCAATGGATAAAGTTGCAGAAACACTTGAGCCGACAATGCCCATATCCGTGACTAGCGACGGTGGGCCAGCAGATAAGCAGGTTCTAATAAGAACCACAGATTTAGAAAGACAAAACTGGAAAGATGCTGCAGCAAAAGAAGGAGAAAATCTCTCTGCCTGGATTAGGAAAAATTTAAATGAAAAAGCAAATCTAATTCTTGTTTGTCAGCATTTGAGATTAAAGGTTTATCCGTGGGCGACAATTTGCATGGATTGTCGTCAACGCTTAACAAAATAAATATAAACGAACCCTATTTATAACGAAATGGTATTATTACTTTAAATGTTTGATGACAAAAATGACGACTCACGTGTTGCGCGCGAAACAGAATCGCCAGAAACAAAAGACAGCAATTTATTAGGCAGGGCTGTCTCTTATGGAGCAAGAAGACTCATTGATAGACCGAACCTTGGGGGCAGAAGGGGTAGGCGACGAAGAGGAATAGATATAAATATACCAACTGGTGGAATTCCGGGATATAACGAGCCAACTGGCTCAAGACTTGACCCAGATAATGATGGATGGTCTGACGAGGGAACAAAAAATCCAGTTTGGGTTGGAATAAGAAGACTATTAGACAAAAAAAACAAAAAACCAAAAGCTTCACGTCCCCCCAAAGACAAAAATACAAGCCCACGAAAAGAAACCCCGCCAGACAGACTTTCCTCCGGTGCGAAAAAACCAAGTTGGCCAAGAAAGCCAACGTATGGAGCTTTCGTTGGTGGGGCAGAGGAGATATTTGGAAGGGCAAAAACATGGAAAGAATTTAGTGATATATACAAAGACAGAGAGATTATTTGGCTCGATTACGAAACAACTGGATTGATTTTCGATGAATACAGAAAACCATCACACAACGGAAATCCACTACAGCTTGGTTTGGTAAAAGTAAAAAATGGAAAAATTACTGGCAAATTGAATTTGTTCATGAATCCGAATATGCAATTAGAGCCATGGTCAAGGGACAATTTGCGAGACGCTGATGGAAATCCGATAACAGACCAGTGGCTTTCAACACAAATGTCCATAGCTGACGCGCATAAACAATTGGTTGATTTTGCTGGAGAAGATGCAATATTCGGTGTTCAAAACGCCAGTTTTGATAAAGACGTTTTGGAAGATGCTCTAGAGGATTCTGGAATTAGTTGGAGACCGTATGGATACATCGACACAAAAGAAATTTCAGACATGGTTTTGCCAAAATGGAACCCAGAAACACAAGATGGACCATACAAGATTATCGATGGAAACAAAGTCCCATCAAACGGCTTAGCTGATATAACAAAATATTTAGGCGTTGATTTGGGCAAAAAACACCACTACGCAACAGAGGATGCAAGAGCTGCAGCAGAAGTTATGCAGGCGATAATTGATAGAGCCATAGAAAATAACTGGTCGACAGACCTGCTAAGTAAAGAAAAAAGAGATGCAAAAATCTTGGCAGATAAAAAGTCATTTGATACGAAAATTGAAAAATTTAAAATAGATAAAGAAAATTGGCTTAAAAACAATATTGAAGACGAGAGACTTAGTTCTGGTATTGATAAGAAAAAAATAGTAAAAATTTCAGCAGAAGAAGTCGAAGCAATAGAACAACACAGAAGAAAAAAATACAAATATGGAGATGACAGCATTCTCCATCAAGGAAAACAAATAAGAAGAGACAGAAACGACTGGCTTGAAGGAATGACGCCAGAACAGATGGCTGACGTGCTTGTTCCGTCGTCAAATAATGAACTATTTGAAATGTGGCTTGACGATATAGCCCCAGGAGCAAGAACAGAATCAAATCGAAAAATAGTTGATGCTTTTAGAAAGTATTGGCAAAATCATCTTGATAGAAATCCATGGGACGACATTGATTCATCGCCTGAAGCTACACAAACGATGAAAAATATGCTGAAACTTTCCCTTGAGTCTAATCCATATATGCGGTGGGCTTTTGAAAAACACGGCGCCCCAATGTATGCGATTTGGTCACAGGCAGGAATAGAAAATTGGGAATCAAGAAAAGAAGTTCAAGAATTTATGGACAAAATAATACAACAACGTGGTTATTCTGAGCGACCATACACTTCTGGACGACTGTCCCCATTTATTGACCTGACCGTTTTTCATCCAAAAACAATGAATGACAGAATCGGAAATGAAAATAAAACAATACCGCTAACTATGGGACAGAATCATGTGGTTGTTTCGGGTGATGCACATATTGATACTTCAATAGCTGGAAGAATTTTGCATGAGTGGTCACACTGGCTTCACTGGAGAGCAATTAGAGACGGTGAAACAATGGGGAAGGGCAAAAACAGAATTTACTATGGCTCTGGAGACATAACAGACCCACAATATGCAAGCGCAATGTCAATTGCTCAACAATATCGCTCCCATACGACAAATCCGAATCTCATAAAGCTTCATGAAGATGGGACAAATATAAATGATGACCCGGCAGCACCAAGAACAATAACCTCATACGCTCACGTTTCACTAAACGAAATGATTGCTGAAGGAATTTCTGCAGTTCTTCACCCAAACAGGAACATACAGAATTCAGCGCTAAATGAAAAACTTAGAAAAGACTCAAAAATACTTCTCGGCGGCGACGGCATGGAAGACGAACCATGGGAAAGTAACATCGCGAAAGAAATAGCAATTAGAAAGAAAAAAATAAACTATTTAACAAAAAAGGAACGAAAACAAAGACTTTCTTCAGGAAGAATAGATGCGCTTGGCCGTGAAACATATAGAAGGTCTTTTGCAGAAAAATATGCGCCAGAACCAAATTTCAAATACACCAATGGAGTATCTCCCAAAAACAAAATTCTTGCAAAAGAAATTGCTAAAGATAAACTTGAATTATCAAAATCGAATAGTGCAAACTTTTCGTTTGTTGACGAACTCGGTAAAACGGTAAGAATATTTAATAAAACAACAAATCCGAATGAATATGGAACAGAATTCTTTTTTGCCAAAAATATAGCCGATTCACTAGATTTTAGCCCAGCAGATTTTTTTGAACTTTTTGACGAAAGTTTTTTTCCGAATACAGAAAGATTTAAAAAATTACAAACAGAACTTGCTGAGTCTGGAGATTTTCTTGTTCCTATTTCTGGATTTGGGAGGTCAGACGATTCTAGAAATTATTTTTCGTCTATTGGGCTGAAATCATCTTTTTCACCGATAGACAACATTGTTACCGATAAATCCATAGACAATGAACACGAATATCTAAAGTTAAAACCCATAAAATCTGAAATTTCCGGAAATCTTTGGGGCCTGCAGTCAGATGGACTGTTTCGAACGAACAGAGCTGAACTCGATAAATCTGCAAGACACGCAGAGATGTTAAGAGAAGCTGCCAGATTAAAGCGAAGCACAGACTCGATGAGCAAAAGATTTGGCTATGGTCTCGAGCGGAGCGTCAGGGCACAAAAACGAGATGAAATAATAAACAATCGCTATTTTGCCAAATTTAATGCAAATTCAGAAACTGGCTCTCAGGTGCTCAAAACAATGCTTATACTTTCACTTTTGGATGAGTGGAATAACTCAACCGAGAACCCAATATCAAAAATCTTCAAGAAAGCAGTTTCTCAATTATTTTCAAATGATGCTGGCGAATTTAAAGAACAACGGCAGATGGATTTCGTTAGAGATGTTGTAAAAACAATACATGAGAAAACGCAAGACTACCTACAGGGAAAGGGAATCACGCATCTTGCTGTTTACAAGTTGATGGAACAAGATAAAGATATAGAAGAAAAAATATACTATTCCTCGGGTGGATTTGATGAAATTCTATTGAATGTAGGAATAAGAACGCCTAGAAAATATTCCAGCGATGACTATACTCTCAATCGTGAAGTTGAAGATACATTTTTTGGCATACTTGATGAAGATGAACTTTCATCTTGGACAAATAATCTTGACTACATATGGAAAGTATATGGAGATTCTTACGCCAACCGAAAGAACCCAGAAAAAACCGAACCGATAATTCTTAAAAAGATTGTTCCGATAGACGAAGTTTTTTCCACGCATTTTTTGGGAATGGGTTCTTCGGACAAAGAAGAAATAATTTTGAGAAACAATAAAAGACCATCATTCATTAAGGTTATGCCCAACCCGCGGTTTGGGGATTTATCGTCTGGTCATCGGGAACAAAATTTTCGCACTTTAAAGGACAGAATATACGACCTTTTGACAAATTATGACGAAGCTTCAAATGACGTAAATTTAAATAACTATCTTAAGACGGTACTGCGCCGGGAAGACCTTAACGAGAAATACGGCAAGCATGTATTGGACCTCATACACAACGATAACGAATCCACGTCTCGAATTTCGTCTGGTGGTTCGTCTCGTGCAAAAATTGCATTAGACAAAGCATTTAAAAATGCAAGAAAAAAGTTTGTTAACAAAAAATACAGAAAATCTGACCCAACCAATTCCGCAACTCGTGAAGACACATGGATTGAAGCTCTCGTAACGGGAAAATTTGATTCCAGAAATTACGATTCTGAAACTTTGTCAAAAGACGGAGAGGAAATAAACTCATCTGTTTTGGGACCAGATTCCGGAATATCGATAATGAAGGACATAATTTCTGAAGCTGAAGACCTAGATGGCGGTGTCGATAGTAATGGTTTAAGGAAAACAACTGTCGAAAGTTCCGCAAAACGAGCAGTCGTAGCCGGAGTGGTTGCACACTTAGATGAAAGCGTTCACGACGTATCCTCTTTGATTTTTAAAAGAAAAGACGTTATTGATTTATTTCCCGAAAAATACAGGGATGAAGTGCGCAAAATTTTTAAAATTACAGACAAGCTACATTTGTCTGACGAGGATGGTCTTTCCAAAGGCGCAGCATCAATATTCGGTCTTTTGCCAGATGATGTTGGCAGCTCCGAAACATCTGTCGCAGCGTTTCTTGATGAGCTTTTAGATATAACCAAACCAGGAAAAGAATTAAATTTACCCGATTACGAATACGGATTTAAGATAGATAAACACACCGGCGAATTAATTTCTAAAAAACAACAAAAAACGTTTTTTGCTACAACAAACACCAACGTAGCGCGACAAAAACTCCTCAGGGGGCTGTCCTCGTTAATTGGGGACGACAATACAATCGATAAAACAAGAATACTTTCAATATTTCCAGAGCTAAAAGAGGGTTTGGAATTCTGGGATTCCATCAAAGGGGATACATCAATCACATCCGACTGGAATAATTACCGTTTATCAAAAGCAGACCATGCGCAACTTCTTATTGAAAGATTGATTCACGACGTATTGTTTGTTAAGTATCCACCATCATCTTCCAAAAAAGAATATGAATATCCAACAGAATTACAACCCTGGATACCAGAACAACACAGGGAGAGACTCGCTTCGATACTCAAAACAGTTGGAAATTTGTCTGATGACGAAATGTCGATGATTGGCTATGGCAAAAATGATTTGGAATTTGACACAAACGCACTTCTAATTTTTAGCAGTATTTTTTCAGACGCCAGAAATCCAAACAGAGGAAAAAGAAGTTTTGGAAATTATACGATTCAATACTCCGCCTGGCCGGATTCGAAAGAGCGCCACGGAATGTCGGAACCAGCGTGGGGAATAAATAATGGATTATCGGATTCATATTCCGGGGTTGTCAAAGATGCAACTACAGGAAAAGAAATAAAAGTTGCTCAATTTCAAGCAATGTTTGAGTGGGGCGAGAACGGATATCTAGAAGGAGAACTAGGAGATGGATTACCAACTCCCGACATAAAAGATGTTGACCTCATAATCGCTGCAGAAGAAAATTCAGCGAGAGAGTTTGGTGGTGATGAGCTTATGCCAAGGGGCTCCGTACCAAATCCGCCGAACAAATACACTGGCAAGACAACAAATGCAGTTTTCACGGATTATAAAACCGGTTTAAGGCGAAGAAGACTTGTAAACATAAAAACAATTATTCATCCACTTTTTGGAGAAAATAATCCAAAAATTGAAGACATTAAAGTTGATGTTTATGAATCAAAAAATGGAATGCTTCACTACTTTTTTAGAAAAACAAATCAGCCGCTTCCGGATTATGACCCAAGTCTTTATCCAAAAGGATTAATGAAAACAGTTGACCTAAAAACTGGGGGATTGGACGAAAAGTCTGCAGCAGTAGTCATTGATAGATTTTTCACAACGGAACACACAAGAGATAGACTCAGTATTCTTGAAGAACAAATAAAGGCGTCGAGTGCAGAATTTGGGAAGCTAAGCGCTCCAAATGAAATGGACGAAGATTCGTCGATTCTTTCAATAACAGATATATTTTCTTCGGGTCCAAAGACATCTCGAGCCTTTTTTGCAAACGTGAAAGATGCATTTAATGGCTCAACCGATTCACCAAGTTTTGACGCAAGAACAGAAGAGGGTCAAGAAGCCTTAAAGACTGTCATTATTTCAAACCTAATAAGGTCTTGGGCTGGAAGTTCAAACAAAGTTCTGTTATCAACTCTTTCCCAAGAAATCGCTAAAGAATTGTTTTTCTTAAACGGTGCAACAGAAATAAATGATATGTTGACCGACTCAACTGCGCCAAAGGGAACGATTATGGGTGTTTTGCGGAGCATTTACGAAAATGACGAAACACTAAACCTTCCAGATAAAGCAAAATCAATTTTGTCAAACGTATTAAAAGCAATGCATGAAAATACGCAACAATATTTTAGGGAAAAAGGAATAAGTCACGTAACGGTATACAGGGGAATGAGCATTCCGATTTCGGAATTGTCAAAAGAAATGCTCGAAAACGGAACTCCCGAAAATATGTCAGTTTCCATGAGGCCGTTATCGTCTTGGTCGACAAGTATTGACGTAGCCAACAGATTTAGCGGTGATGTGTTTGAAACCCCAGGTGGCTCAAAATCAAGAACTGGAATACTTTTATCCTCCGTCGTTCCAGTTGAGGACATTTTGGCCATACCACTAACTGGATTTGGTTGTCTAAACGAACACGAGATTGTTCTGCTTGGAAAACCAAGACAATCAATAGTTATAACAAAGAAGGGTTTTAATAGTCCAAGCAGCGAAGATATTAAAAAAGCAATGAGACTAACCCCTTCTCTAAATCAAGATGAAGCTGGGTCGCGTCTTCCTCGTGGCTCGGTTCGTTTTTTTGAAAAAATCGATGATGATTTTGTTAAACCGCTAAGGAAAAAAGAATTTGAACTGATACCAGCGGATGAAAGAATCTCCTCCGGAGCAGAAAGATTCAATTCGCGGTTAATTGAAAACATGAACGACGAAGAAATATTGAGTTTTGCAAAAAACATACCTGTGGAGTTTTACGAAGATAACAAAACAGATTTATTCGATTTTGATAAAAACGATTACAAAATTGGCATCGGTGCAGACGGTGAAATAACCGAAGGCGTAGCAGTACCAAGAAATGAAAAAGGTTTTAAACTTTCTAATTTGAATTTGTTCGATAAAAATGGTGAACCAACCGAAGAATTTTTGGACGATTTTATTGCCTGGACAAGATTTAACGGAGAAAAAGAGTTTTCTTCTGGGAAAACAGACTTTTCGAAAGCAGCGCTAAGTGCAGTAATTTCGGATGATGAAATTAGATTTGACATTGCAGACATTTATCCAGAAAATCCCGAGTTTATTGACAAGGCAAGATTTTTTGCATCAGAAGAAAGACAACAAAATGCAGTCATTCTTTCAAAACTTAATAAAAATGAAGACCCGTTCATAAAATCTGGAGCGACTGGCTCAAAAGACGTAAGCCGTGAAACAATCAAAAACTTTGACTCGCGAATGAGACAACGCTTAACAAATATTCAAACAACCGGGAATCATAAACTTCGACAAATAGGCACACCAAGAAGAATTGAATTAGAAAAAAGCAAAAATGTCAGAAGAGTTAGATATGAAGTGAGACCAAATAATTTTGAAGATTATTTTATCTTTGATTCCGATGACGGTTTGCGTGTTTCTGTATTTTCCGGAGAGCAGTTGAAAAAGTATATTACTGGCTCACCTTCGGAAAGACCAACGCGCCAACAGTTAAATCAAATGATTAAAAAAGAAAAACCGATTGCAAAACTAACAGCAAATGAAAATTCAAAAGACTTTTTATCGATGTTTGATTTATCTGTTGATAGAGAGCACGTGAATAGGGGGCTTGCTGATGCGATGATTCGTGCTCAGCACGAATTTAATGCAAATGATGTCAGCAAATATTATGAAAGACTTTCCAAAGAAACAAACAGAATTGCCTCGGGCAGAGACGTCATTGTTGGGAGAGACGGAAAAGAAAGAATTGTTGGGAGAGACGAAAAAGAAAGAAAAGTTCACTATTTTAGGCTCAAAAACGGCCAACGCATACCGCTCGCGGTGTATGAAAGCGAATCTGACTGGATAAGAGAAAGATATCCAAGACCAAGCAAAGAAGATATCAAAAAAATAAATGACGCAGGAAACAGGATAATAAAATCAAGACTTAATGCTGTTTGGTTTAACCATACGCAACCAAATGGAGAAGTAATTACTTCTCCGCTGCTTACTGTTGCTGGTAGGCAAATAGTTGTCGTAAGAGTAAATGGCGTGCGCGTTCCTTTTTATAGAAGCAGTGGGAAAAACCCCAAAGATGGTGTAACTCCCGGAAAATGGTATCCATTTTTTGGCATACACAGAAACGGAAATGGCTGGTTTAACAAGTTTAAGGGAATGGACAGATATTACGATATTCCAGAATTGCAAAAAGTTGCAGAAATACTAGATAACACTATTGGCGATGACCTTCCGGATGCAAACAAAGTCAGATGGAATGCAGCAGACAGAAAAGCTAAACCAGAATTACGTCGAGTTCCGGGTGGGTATGTTGTTTATGAAACGCGTGAAAGACGTGGTGTAAAAAGAGCAATAGCCGAGAACATGAATAGAGACCTTCCGGAACCAATGCCAACACAATATTTTAATGCCGAGACAATTGAACCAGAAAGAATAAAAATATTAACCAATTTAATTGCGGCTGGTCGCGAATCGGAAAAAGCTGGTTTTTTGATTGATGCAAAAGATGCAATAGAAAGAATTTCTTCGGGAAAGAGAAAAACACCAAAATTTAAACAAGTGCCTTCAAGCGATAAAAGAATAAAACAATTTGTTGAGAGATATGGGACAACCGAAAAAGCTGGAACAATGTATTTTGAAATAACAGGACCAGATGACGGTTTTGATGTGTGGGAAAGATTCAAAGAATACATCAAGGGCAATCCAAGTGTTTTTAATGCGGAGCTCAGAAAACAAGACCAGCCCATGCATCCATCAAATATCAATAGCAAGGTTGCATTTGGGCGAGAAGTTTTCAATAAAGCAAAATTTGTTGAATACACAAACGATGCCGGCAAAAAATATCTTATTGCTCTTGTTCTTGATGGTTATCGACGAGTTGTCGCAATAGACGTAAATGAACTTAAAAAAGACTTAAAAAAGAAAAAAGTTCCTTTCAGAAATTGGGACAATGTTATAAGAACATATATGGACCCAGATAGCCCACATCACGACAGCTCTAGACACATAAATGGATTAATCGGCTGGATTAATGTTGATTACCGAGAAGCTGCAGATTTTCCGGAAGTTATTTCTGGACAAGAGTATGGCAATGATGTTAAGAAGTTTCCAGCTCAATGGACAGTTGAAGAAGCAAAGATAAAAGCATGGCATAGAAATAACGGAATTTCAAAACAAATGATTAAATTCCATAGAGAAATTTTTCCAGAATTAAATCTTCAATACCGTTTCAAAACCGACAAAGAAAAGCGCGATTTTATTGAAAGATTTATATACTGGTCCGGAAAAGACGAAGAAGATTCACTCGACAGAGAGTCGAGCATTACTCAACGGTCTCAATTTTACGGTGAAACAGAAGAAGCGATTGAGAACCGGCTAAGGTCCGGGGAGTCCCTAGAAGCAAAACAATCAAGACTCAAATCACCAGAAAAAGTTAAAAAATCAAGAGAGATAATACATTCAATATTTCCCACGGGCCCAGTCGATTCTATAAAAAATATAGAAAAAGAAAGAGAAAAAAGATATAACGAACTTTTACGACTTGGATTAACTGAAACAAAAGATATAAATGGGAACGAAGTTTATACGATGGGTGGCTTGTCTGATTCTGAGGTTATAGATGAAATTTCAAAACTAACACCGGAAGAACAAAAATATGTTTCACAAATTATTGAGGCTGGCGGACTTGTCATTGGTGCGATAAACGACGAAATTGATGCTTTTCATGCCGAAACAGACTCTGGCGACGTAGTGAATGGCGACACCCTTGCCAGAAGAATAGTCAAAAGTGTTTCGGTTCGAAACGCATTGTCAAAGGAACTCAAAAAACTAGACGAGAAAATAGACCAAGAAACCGGCGCCCGAGACCCGGAAATGGTCGCCGATGCGATATATGGCATTACCTTGGGGAAAAGCCGAAGAGCTGAACATGTAAGAATGGAGCATATCCCATACGCAGTAGATGCAAAAACTTTTGTTGAAAGTCTCAGAGATGCCATAAAGCTTGTCGAATCATCGCGAGATGCGGCTTATGGGAAATCGGAAACACATTTCTACGTAGACAGTCCAGACACGATTCACCAACTGCAATTAGCTGGAAACCTAGTGTCAAACGTGACAGAACGAAACGAATACGGTTTACATAAGGTTGAATTTGTTGGTAAATCACTCAAAAAAATTGGTAAACGCGGTGAAAGTAGACCTTTTAGGATTGTGAGACATGGTGAAGACGGAGAATATGGGCGCGGTTTCTACTATCAACAAAAACCAACAGAACTTGTTGGGAATGTTACGGATGAAGAAAAATCCCTAGTTGATTCAAACCCAAGTATCGTGAGTGACCTTTTGGCGATAATGCGAAACGCTGAACTTGGGGCACAAACCCTGTTGGGTGATGTTTTTGCTGGAAATTTTGAAACAGATGAAAAAACAGGAAAACCGATTCCACTTCTGCAAATGAGCGATGACGACTTGTTGCAATCATATTCACGAACAGTGAAAATTCCTTTTTATGGTACTACAAATTTCACATTTATGTCAAAAGAAGAACAAAAAGAACACAGAATTGAATCAATGGACTTAGCCAAAGAAACGAGAGCAAGAGAAAGAAAAGAAGGGCTCTCGAAAATGACTGACGAAAAATACAAAGAATTAAAAGAAAAACACGAAAAAATTGACAACTCAAATGCATATGTAACAATCACACCGTATATTGGCGAGGCGACCATACGCATTAAAGCGGGAAATGAACATTACCTAATCGACATTGATGATTTTGGTCAGGAAATTGAAATATCAATAGATAATGGGAGCCAAGATGGAGTAATTTCCAGTCTAAAGAGAATTGATTTTCATGAACTTCCCAAAAGATATCAAACATTTGTGCAAGATATAAAAAGAAATCTCAAAGCATTTACAGCGATTCCAGCCGAAGATAGAAAAACAATATTCCTAGCTCAAGTTAAAAAAATCCTTGCTTCTGACTCGGTTCAATCATTGGAGAGAAAAGTCTTAGATGTTGCAACAGAAGCGGATATTGAGCTACCAGATAAAACAATATTGCCTGCCGGAACAAGAAAAGTTGAGCTTAAAAAACTTTCGTTTGATGCCGCAAAAAAATCAAATAAGGAAAGACAATTGGTTGTTGAAGAAATCAAAAAAATAAACAAACTAGACACTGCCGGATTTCAAACTGAAGTAATTAGACCAACAGAAAACAACAACATGGATATCGACGAATTGAATGCCGAATGGGAAAGCATGACGTTTACCCAAATTGAAAATTGGGCGGCCGACCGAGTTTTGAAAGTACAACAGCAAAAAGTTATTGATGTTCTCGAATCAGCTGGCGTTGTATTTTCGGACCCATTTGACACCGACACAGATATGGAAATATATGATGTTTCTCTTGACGTACCATCCGTAAAAGATGCATCTGATGAAGATAAATACTTTGACAGATTCAGAGTGTATAGACAGATAAGGCAATCACCGCGAGAAATGGAAAGGCGTCGAGTTGGCGATGACCTTTTGCGCGCCGTTTTGAATGCAAAAGCAAAAATTGTCTCGTTTTTGCCAAAATCACTAATTGATGGTTCGCAATCAGAAGTTTTAGAATTTATACGAGAGGATGATGATTTTTGGGATATAAATGGAGTAAGCCAAAATCAATTAACACGTAGAGGAAAACTAAAATTTGTTTCTCTTCTCGGATTTAAGGGTAGAGCATCCGCCAGCAGCAAGCTTGACAGTGACGGTAATTCATTGGTGTTAATAAAAACCGCATCTACGGATAAAATACTCAGTTCCGATGTGGCGGTGCGAAGGGCATGGGAGTCCACTCAATTACACGAAGCCGTGCATGGTATTGAGTCCGCAAATAACTGGGTCAGCGCCCTTGAGTATTTGTTCTTCATGAGTAGAAGGAAAAAGGGAGAAAAAGGTCAAAAATTAAGCACAATTAGTGGCAATACACACTATAAAGATGATGAAGTAGCAATAAAAGATGAGTGGCTCGAAGAATATGCAGGAAAGTTTTACGGAAACAAATTTTATGAGCGCCATACGCATTACGAAATACTTACGACTGGCATGCAGGCGCTTTTCTTCAGAGACAGGGACGTTGATGGAGAACACATGGGATTCACCGTTGGTTTGCTTCTCGCAAGTGCAGCAAGGCCGGGAAATAGCGCTGTCGTTATTCCAAAATCCAACGAAAGACTTTCTTCTGGTGCCACAGATGATAGTTCATTAAGAAGACAGATTGGTCGCTTAATGGCTTCAAAAGATACAAGCAAAATGTCTTCTGGTCTCCTCAGCATCGCCAACGACTACATCAATTACAGATATGAAATGAATAGAGGCATGGCGGAGTCATTATTGCGCAGACTAAAAAATCTTCCAGATTATTCGCCAGACGAAAGAATTTCTTCCGGGAGAAGAGATAACGATTCGATAATCAAAAATGGTCCGATTTCGTTTGATTATGGCCGCGATAAGAGAAATTTGCCAAACATGGCGACCATCAAACAGCTTAAGACAAAATTTGGTAATACGCCAGAGAAAATAGGAGATTACTTTTACAAAACACACGGATTGCATATAGTTTTTGATGAAAAAATTTCCAAGTCGTCAGAACCAGCAATTTATGGTTCACTTCAAGCGATTGATGATTTTGTAAAAAATCTTCAAATTGACAAAGAAAAATTTCCAGTGGTAATAATAAAAAATTCAAAAGACCCTCTTAGGCCTAGTTATTACGGCACGTTTGAGGAAAGACAATTTGATAAACGTGGTGTAGAGACCATGGATGCCAAAGAGAAAGAACTTTTGAAAAATTTCTTTAAAGACAAACCAAAACAAGATAATAGCGGTGGGGTTGTGCGCATTAATATTGACGAACTAATGAGTATGATAGCAAAAGATGTTGGCATTTATAGTAGCCGGATTGACACAAACATAAGCGAGGAAGACGCTAGGGATACGGACATGTACAACAGGGGGAGTCGGTGGGCAACCAGGCTCTACGCAAACGAAAGAGGCGAAAACGGTTTTTTGAGCAAAAGATATTTATTGCCAAAAATGGTGGACGACCTTTTCGCCAGACTTGGATGGGACTATAAGGAAAATCCAATACCAACAGAGGACATGAAAGACAAGTATGGGGGGATTTACTTCTCTGAAGAACAAATAAAGCTGCGCAGGAAAGTAATATCGAAATATTATCAAAACATAAAACAACGCGCTACATATGCCATAACAATACACGAACTCGCTCACGCCCTTGATTTTGCGGCCCGAGATATTGAGGAGAGCGTTCCCGGAGGGATTCCGGATTTCTTTAGCGAGTTGGTTGATAATGTTCCATTTCCAACAAGTGAGTATGGACAAAGAAATAACGTGGAAAATTTTGCCGAATCTTTTACTACTTGGTTTCTTTTTGCTGGCTCACCAGTATCGCTTGACAACTTAAGATACGCGGAGAGAGCAGAAAAGTTCATGAAACTGTATCTTGAATACGTTCAAGCTTCTAATAGAAAACCAAGAGCTAATCATTCAATCAAATCTGAAGAAAATAGCGCTGATTTTGACGCTCTGTCAATTTCGGATAGTGACCTTAACGAAACACACCCGGTTGTCGTGTTTGCGTTAGCTCCATTAGTTCAGGAAATTCAAAAATCGTATTTAAACAACAAAGAAAGAGCTAACAATGTTGATTAGGGTGCGTGCTGGGACTCAGGAGGTTCAAGGAATAGAAAAATCCCCGGGCTACTGGAGCTATTCGCCACGAAGTTTTGCTGAATACATGATAGAGAACGAGCCTCCAACTGTTGTTTTGGCCCTTGGGGGAACCCTTCTGATATCGACATCTCCACAACCCGAAAATCAGTTCGAAAGAGCAGAAATATTTCTTCATATGGTGAGACAGTATTTTAAAGAAATGTTTGGAGATTCTGTTTTGGACAGTGTCGAAATGACAGATATAACTGATAAAAGAACATATGATTCTTCTGAAACCGGGATTGTTTACTAATATAAAATGGTACTCTCATGGCAAAACTAAAAATTATCAATATTGACTCAACCATAGACAATGCAGATTGGATAAAGGGTGGTCGACCCGATATCCAAAAAATGACAAGTCCTGATGACGTCTTAAAATTTCTTGGCATGGCAAAAAGCTCTTTGGACGACTTGGGTGAAAACGAAATCAAAGAAATAGCTAGTTTTTCCTGGTATAAAAGTCTTCCAAGACATATACGTCTTTCATTTTCTGGTGCACTGTCAAAACTTGCAGAAAAAGATAAAGATTCAAATATGGAGAAAATACAAAATGCGCCGTTTTAAGAATTCAGATGTTGCAGCTGCCTGGGTTGAGGCAACTGTGAATTCTTTTGTTTCTGAAGCTTCTTCTGTTTTGGTTAAAACTGCTGCGATGAATTACACAAAGCCAAAACTTCGAGAATCAATTAAGAATCGAATAATGGCTGGCTCGAAGGGTGGACGGCCTGGGCAGTGGTCTGCAAGAAAAGCTCAACTTGTTGCGCTTGAATATAGAAAAGCCGGTGGCGGATACAGGGGCAAAAAGAAAAAAAGTCAACGCTCTTTATCTAAATGGACAAGAGAAAAATGGACCACAAGCGACGGCAAGCCTGCAAATAGACCTGGCGGAATGAGAAGATACCTCCCTGCTAAGGCTTGGAAAAAAATGACTCCAGCGCAGCGTGCGGCAACCAATAAAAAGAAAATTTTGGGCAGTAGAGCTGGAAAACAATTTGTGTCCAACACCGACGCGGCAGCAAAAGCCGGCAAAAAAGCAAGAGAATAGCAGTAATGCATTTTTATGGGTAGGCAATTTGATGAAGATGACGACGAATACATTGAACTTCTAAAGGAATATGAGAGATATATGAGAATGACGCCTGGTGCTTATGAGGATTTTGATGAATGGTTGGAGTTGGAATATTACGGTTCAAAAAAAAGGGTACACAAAAAAACAAAACGAAAAAATAGAGGAGTAGAGGAATAAAATGACAACAATCGGTGGAATAAGCTTTCCTTCTTCGGAAACGGCAAATTTAATAGCAATTGATGGTGCAACAAGAAACTCCGGAATTGAACACAAGCTCGACCTTGACACGATATTCGCATATATGCAAAAAAAATATAAACCCAAAGACGAAGAGACACTAGATGATGGGTGGGGAGATTATGAAGAAGAGTAAGAAAAAGATTGGCTTAAGCATGATTCCAATTTCACCAGTTTTTTTTGAAATGTCGAATGACGAACAAAGAGAGTGGGCAAAAAGATACCTCAAAAAAATTTTTAAATCTTTTCAGCCGGAGACAGAAGATAAAAAAATTGATTCATAATTGCGCGTGGTGTGTGGGTGCTGAGGGAATCGAACCCCCGAACCTGGTCGATGTAAACGAGCTGCTCTACCACTGAGCTAAGCACCCCGTTTTGGGGACGGGATTAAATTTTTGGCTACTTGCGTGTTCTTTTTTGTTTTGTTTCTTCCGTTGCGACAGAAAGCAAAGCAGAAAGTTCTGCATCATAGATTTCGTTGTATTCGTCCATGTGCCTGCTTTTGAGAACAAGGTGAGCACGACGACGCGCTTCCTGTCGAGCCGTGTTTATTAATTGTGATTTCTCTTTTTGTTCTTGCGTGTGGCGCGGACGACCGCGTCTCATGCCTTTTTCTTTTAACTTTCCATACTCTGAGTCAGACATTTTTATTTCTCCCTCTTGATAAGTGGTTTATTTACTGCCCCAAACACTACAGGTGTAAATTGAAATTGCAACTATTTTTCATAAAATTGACCGTCGTTTTTGCCCTCTCTGTTGCAAATTAAACGATTGTCAATTCCAGGGGGAATCAGAACGGCTCTGGCATTTCTTCTTCTGGTTCGGAATTTCGCACAGACGCAGTGGCAAGCGGCTTGCTTCTACGCGGTGACTGTTGTTGTTGGCGCGGTTGGGAGCCGGAGCTTTCGCTTGACTGTCTTTGGTTTCCGCCACCGTTTCCATTGCCCTGTCGGCGAGTTACTGTTTCTAGTGATTTGGTGGCAATTCCAATTTCTTCTGCCACAAGTTCGGTAATGGAGCGCTTATTGCCATCTTTGTCTTCGTAGGAACGCTGTTCAAGGCGGGCAAAAACGATAACTCCAATTCCCTTTTCGACGGTGCGCGCTGCGTGTTCAGCAAGATAGCGCCACGCAACAACATTGTGGAAGCTGGTCTTTTCTTGCTTGTTGTCATTTTGGTCGTACCAAACGTGATTTACCGCAACAGAGAACGAGAGACGAGCCTGCCCGCTCTGTGTGTAGGTTAATTCTGGGTCTGCCGTGACATTCCCGATGATTGTTACCGGTGCTAAATTCATTGCTGCTCCTATTTGTTTTGAGTGGTAACTACACGGTAGCCGCTTGAGTGATAGTGTGTCAAGCATGTCCACTAAGCACGATGAAGTAATAATAAAAATGACAACAATTATTAAAGAAGTAATAAATGAAATTTGGGTTTTTGACGACCCAAACGACCAAGAAGAATTTTCATCATTTATGTGCTCGAATATTCTTGCAACAATGGATATACGACTTTTGGCTGAAACTGACGACTCGAAATCTTCACTTCTTGAAATAGATTTAATACCAGTAGAAGACGTTTGGGAGGCTGTTGAAGAAGGGGAAGAAGACTAAAAACCCCAATATTTATTGGGTTTTAGCGGTGTTTGCATCGCCGTAATCTCCTTGTTATAATTGAAGTACCCCCCAGGCGGGGGCTTTTACATCAGAGAAAAGCAATAAACGGGAAAATTACTAAACCCGGTCCCATCCGCCGAAAAACAGGAGAGAACATTGAATCAAGTTTTAATTGGGTGGGGAGTTTCTTTACTCCTTTTCATAGGAGGAGTAGGAATCCCCTCTGGCAAGGCATACTCGCCACAATCAACAAACCCCACAACACCCCCGAAACAGACAGCCACAAAACCGGTAATGACCAAATCTATTGACAATTTTGAGTCAAAAACATCGATTGCCACTCCGAAAATAAAATTTACATGGGGCGATGTGTCATGGTTGCCAGAACTAGCCACGGAGGCTGGCTGGCCCAAAGATACGCACGAAAAACTTGCCGAAATCATCCTGCGAGAGTCTGGTGGATGCCCAAATCGTCGTGGGGGCGATGCGGTTGATAAAAACTGCAACATCACCCACGTTACCGAATGGAACCATAGGTCGGATAGTGGCCTTCTCCAAATAAACGGGGTCAACTACAACCCCAAGCGGAACAAATGGGCGATTGCCTGCCGCAAACTTAATATCTGCACCCAAGAGCCGCTACTTGATGCGCTGACCAACCTAAAGGTGGGGTATTTGCTGTATGAGGCCGATGGATGGAATCCCTGGGACCCCTGTGCCTGGGGCGAAAAATATGCCAAACGCTGCAAAAATAAGCCGTAAGGACAAAATACGACCATACGAGATTGACCCACGCAGCAAAACGAGTTAGGATTTTTTTATGAAAAATTCGGCCTTTGACGTGCAGTCAAAAAAGTTTGATTTTAAAAAAGACCTTGCTTATGGAAAAATGGGCGAAGAACTGATATCCGGTTTTCTTCAATCTCTTTCCGAAAGTGATTTTGAGGTAAAAAGTGATAGGTACAGAAATGGAAAAATGGTCATCGAAACCAATCAAAATCCGCAAGGGATGCTCGATGCGTCAGGAAACAGGGTATGGGTTCAGAGCGGAATAAACGTGACAACTGCAAAATGGTGGGTTTATATATATTCGCCGGAAGGTGCGTTTGTCGTTGTTTCTGTTGCTCGTTTAAAAAGATATCTTCGCTCGCATCAGGACCAATTTAACGAAAAAACAAAATTCAATCTTGGTGGAAACGACAATCCAGCAAGAGGCTTTATTTTAATGCCGTATGAGGTAATGGATATGCTTTTCAGTGACAAATATGATGGTCTCAAGGCTTAGTATGGATAAATCATGACAATTGAACTTACCGCAGAAACATTTGACGAATTTATAAGGTCTTCAGAACTGCCAGTTCTCGTTGATTTTTGGGCTCCGTGGTGCGGTCCATGCAAGCTAATTGGACCGACAATTGATTATCTCTCACAACAGGAAGACAGGCTTGTCACTTTTGCGAAAGTAGATGTAGATAAGTACCCGGAAATGTCCGTAAAATACGGTTTCAGTACCGTTCCCGCCCTCATTCTTTTTAGGGGTGGCAATATGGTTGAAAGAATTAAGCCGCAGGGATTTTCAAGCAAATCAATAGAAGAGAGCATACGTACCACGTTGGCTGAGCGGGAGCTGTAACCCGCAGGATTGCGGGCCGGTAGCTCAGTGGTGAGAGCGACACTCTTATAAGGTGTGGGTCGTGGGTTCAATTCCCACTCGGCCCACAAAATCAAAATGGGCCTGTAGCTCAGTGGTCAGAGCAGGGGACTCATAATCCCTTGGTCGTGGGTTCAATCCCCACCGGGCCCACAAAATGATATTTTCAGACCATCACAATATTCATGACTTTTCCGAATGGAACACCTTTGCCGTGATTGTTGTTACTGCCTGCCTGATTATTGGTTTTTATGTAAAATACCTACAGTCAAAACAAGACGACTAGGACAACGATATGGACGTAATGGATTTTATTTACATTGGATTTCTTTTTCTTTTTTATGCAAGCATGAAGGCTTCTGGTCGCAAAAACAAAAAATTTGGTAGAGATTATGACTAGGAAAGCACGCCCATGGCATATTTTTAGACGAAGAAATTATGTAGATGAGCAACTTTCGACCGAAAGATTCGATATTTGCAAAAAGTGTCCAAGATTTATAAAAGCATCAAAACAGTGTGCTGAATGTGGGTGCTTTATGCATATAAAAACAAAACTCATTGGGGCAGAATGCCCGCTTGGTCATTGGTAGGTTGTATTCATGTCATCTGGACTCCCACCGCTATTCATATGCAAAGTCTGTGGTTTACCGATTGACCAATCCAGCACAATGATTGAAAGAAAAGCCATCGTGTGGCTCAAATCCAAGGGAACGACAATATCTAGGGTTGTGGAAGAACTTCACGACTATAAACACACATTTTGCAGTGACAAAGACAGTGTTGAATCGATTCAGGACTCACTGTTTTAATAGATTTACTTGATTTTGTGGCACAATATATATTGGGTGACTTGTCTATGGGTAGAAAGAAAAAAGAAGAAACTCCGAAAGTAAAACGCTCCGTCGTTTTCGTTAAAGATATTCAAAAACCAGAACGTCCCAAAAAACTTGGAAGATTTAAATGTTGTGGTTGATTTGATTATACTTTTTTAGTAAATATATTTCGCCACTGTGATGGCGAATGGGCTTCTTCAATCTGTTTTTTGTGTTCTTTGTCGTTGTAAAGACGGACAATATGTATGCACGGGTCTTCCTGCTCAATGAGGTCAAGTTCTTCCTCGGAGAGAGGAAGACTGTCGTGCACATAGCAAACCGGTGGGCCACACCAATTATTTTCAATGCCTATTTTCATCCATTCATCGAATGAAAATTCATCGGCTTTCTTCATTCAGGCGACTGAAACAGCGTTCTGTACGAGGGCGAGTGGACGAGATGCGGTCTTGACCGATGCCTTCTTCTTTGCTGGAGCCTTCTTCTTTGCCGGAGCCTTTTTGGCTGGCTTCTTCTTTGCCGGAGCCTTTTTGGCTGGCTTCTTCTTTGCCGGAGCCTTTTTGGCTGGCTTCTTCTTTGTTGCCATTTGTGTTTGTCCTTAGTGTTTTGTTTGTTGGTTTTGATTGTATTCGTCTTCCAGGCCCACTTCTGGTTATGCACAACCAGTTGAGGGGAGCTTCATGGCGTATTGCTGTGCCAAGAGGGCCTTGGAAGACTTATAAACATATTAACCATAACATTCCGGCATTACAAGTACCCCCACCCCCCCAACTAAAAAGCACCCCCAAGAGGGCCTAAAAAATATTTTTAAAAAGGGGTTGCTTTTCTATTGACATCCCCCCTAGTGTCCATGGTGCCCCAAAAGGGGTTTCATCATCACCTATCAAAACTGGAGTAAACAAGATGAAAAAGAATAAGCCCACACCAACCCAAGAGCTGAAGAGCATTCTTCGCTCGACGAAGCAATTCGGCAAAATGAGCGATTCTTCCCTTGAATCAATTTCCGCCGCAATCAAAGAGTCGGGAATCATCATTCCACAGGCGGCAGACGACCTGAACAATCCCACGCCCGTCAAGGAAGCCGTCAAACTCTCCAAATTCGACATTGTGGTCCTCACACTCACGTCGAATCCGAATAAGTGGTTCCTCGTTTTCTCCGGCAACAAGAAGCGACAGGACATTGGTCTTTACCAAATGGGAGCATGCTTTGAAATGGTCCGCCGTTCCGAAAATGGCAAAATCAATCACTATGCCAGATACACCGGTGGGACCATGAACAAATTCGGTCAAAATCGCATGAAAGTACTTGCGAAAAAAATGGCGAAGCTTGGCGCAGTTGCTGCAAAGAACGAAAAAATTGTGATTAGCAACGCCACTCCGCGCACCAGCATCGAAGCGCGCGAAGAGAGCAAGCCTGCTGTCTCCAAGACAAAGCATTCTCGAAAGTCCGTTGCCAAAAAGCCATCAAAGGTCTCCCTCATACATGCCGGGATGTACCCACTCAGCAAGGACGAAGCGAAGTTCCTTCAGTTCATCAATTCAGCCCCACGGGTTGAGCACCTTCTGTCAAGTGGCGTGACAAACACTGACGGCTGGTTTTCCTTCCGTTGGAAGTGGCAAAGCCGCTACGGATTCGACATGAGCCAAATCTCTCTTCGTCAAGAAAAGCAGAGCGACGGAACATTCAACGTCTACGGCAAGTACACGCCGAACGCCGCAAACATGATGAATCCGGGATTGAAGGAGTTGGTCTACTTTTTGGATGGCAAAAAGAAGAAGTCCACAAACCCAGAGGAACAAAACACAGTTCTGAGCTAGTCTCAGGCCAACCCAAACGGGGGGCATCTCAAATGGAACGGAGATATAACCCCCTGTTTGGGTCGGCAAACAAGGTTCCCCAAACCCTCGCGGACTTTAAGGTCTGGCTTCTTTATAAATATCCAAGAACAAAATTCAAACTTGACATCTCTCAAGAAAACTATAGAATCCTCAGAGATAATCAAATAAAAATGGAGAAACATTGTGATGCCGATGAAAAATGAATTCAAATATGTAAGGAAGTACAGGACGTTTGGCAAGTATCTGCTTGCCGGTGGAATCCTGCTTTACTTCGTATTCATGGGAGCCTTTATTTCGTCGTGCATGGGGAACAACCTCTGATGACGAGCAGGGACACCCACGACATAGAAGAGTACGAAAAAGAAAAAAAACTAGAAAGAACCAAAACTCATTCTACAAATATTCAACCGGGGTTGCTGATTAAATTACTTGCCGAATCAGAGCCATGTTTATTTGTTAATAATTCACCCAAAGCAACAGAACAGCGCGAAATCGACCCAAGAATACTTTTCGCCTATGCAATCTGCTGCAATGCCGCAAAATGGCATGCTCAAATTCAGATAGATTTCGACAAAAGTCTTCTTGCTGAACTATAAAATCTATACATGCGTCTATATCTAGAAAAAAATGAAATAGTTCTAGATTTCCCGTTCAATCAGGCTCAGGTCAATGAAATAAAACAAATACCCGGCGCCAGATGGGACAAAATTTCGCGTGTTTGGAAGCTTCCTCTCACATCGATTGGCGAGGGGAGGGACTTTGCTCTTCGCCACAACTTCAGCGTTTCTGTTGATGTAATGAAATTTGATGTTCCCAAGAAACCGGTGGGAAAATCTCGTGTTTTTCTTCAAGATGGCATGGTTTACATGCGTTTTCCCTACGAGCGCGTCATCATAAAAGCCGTAAAACAGATTCCGGCTGTCTCTTGGGATTCAAAAGCATATTCTTGGCGTGCCCCACAATCATCTATACGGTCAATTATCGAATGGGCAGACAGTTTTGAGATACAAGTCGAACAAGACGTAAGAATGATTGCTGATTCTGTGATTACAAAAATGAATGATTTTATTGAAGCCTCTCGCTCAACAGATGCTGAGCTCGAAATACCTTCTTTGACCGGAAATTTACTGCCATACCAACGCGCCGGTGTGGTTTATGCGGCAAAAACAATGAGAACATTCATCGCGGATGAGATGGGTTTAGGCAAAACGATTCAAGCAATGGCAACAGTTGAGCATGTGGCCGACTCGTATCCGGCTGTTGTTGTTTGTCCACCAAGTCTTGTTCTTAACTGGGTCTCTGAATGGAATAAATGGCTCCCAAAGCTCAACGTAGCTTCGGTAACCAATAGAAAAACATTTCCCGACCCCGGAACATATGATGTTGTGGTAGTTGGATATAGCAATATCTCTCATTGGCAAAAACAATTACTGAATCACAAGGCATATATTTTCGATGAAAGCCATTACTGCAAGACCCCAAATGCCCAAAGAACCAAATCAGCGATAAAAATTGCGCATAGTGCCCCCAAAAACAGCATCATTCTGTGTCTTACCGGCACTCCGGTAACAAATAGGCCCAATGAATATGCCAGCCAATTAGATATTTTGGGTCGCCTTAAGGATTTTGGTGGATTGTGGGGTTTTTATCGTCGCTACTGTGCTGCCTACCAAGATTCATTTGGTGTATGGAATATCAGTGGGCATTCCCATTTGGATGAATTAAACGACAGATTGCGCGGCTCTTGTTATATTCGCCGAACAAAAGACCAAGTTCTTTCCGAGTTGCCACCGGTGATTCACAGTAAAGTCGTTGTCGACGGAGAGTCTGACGCAATAAAAGAATACAAAAAAGCAGAAAACGACATAATTCTCTACATTGCTGAACGAGCTCGCGAAATCGCCAAAAAAGAAGGCAAGCCAATGTGGGGTGCTGCAGTATCTGCAATGATTCGCGCAGAGGCAAACGAGCATTTGGTTAGACTTTCGGTTCTACGAAAATTAGCTGCCAAAGCAAAGATGGAAGTTGTGGAGGAATGGATAAATGCCAGAATCGAAAACGGCAAGAAGGTTGTGGTCGCTGCTCATCACCGTGACATCGTTGATGAGATTGCTCGTAAATACGGCAACCTTCGAATTCAGGGTGGCATGTCGGTCGAAGAAGTGGAGGAGAATAAGCGACGTTTTCAAACGGAGTCGATAAAAGACGCTCCGGTAATTGTTCTATCAATACAGGCAGCAAAGACCGGGCACACGCTTACCGCAGCAGAAGAATGCCTGTTTGTTGAACTTCCATGGACTCCGGCAGATGTGGACCAGACATATTCGCGCCTGCACAGAATTGGACAAAAGGGCTCGGTAACCGCAACATATCTGCTTGCTGTTGACACAATTGACCAAGAGATATATTCTCTTATCGAGAAAAAACGTTCAGTGGTCGATGCCGCCGTCGAAGGCGGGGAGACTACGGAAGAGTCGGGAGCAGTACAGCTAATTATGAATCTATTAAGAAAGAATAATGATGAAAAAGTGCTGTAATTGCGAAAACGAAGTAGATATAAATGGCGACTGTGGTTGGAGCTCAACACAAGACGACTACTTGTGTTTGTGGTGTAGGGATAGTGATGAAAGCTCATTGTCCACTATTTATATTGCCAATGGCGATTGGGTAAACAAGTATTTTGTTGGAGAGCACATCAGGGTCAACGAAGAAGGTGAAGAAATAGATGATTCTGTGTTGGCCGTCAAAAGAAAATGGGTGTCAACCAGTGCACATAGGGGCCACTATGAAACGACGATAGATAGTTGGACAGAGATACTCAATGGGTGGACAACCGCAAGCTGGGGGGACGATATCTCAGATAAAAAACAAGTTTTCAATGAGTGGGCTGAAAACATCATATCCTGCAATATCTTTCCACCAACATCAATCGCAATAGTCGTTGACCCAACCAGTAATCTTTTCAGCACTGGGATATCTGTTCTAACGAAAGAGCCAGATAAATTAAAAATTTGGTTGAGCGATGTCTATAAAAAATTAAGCGAATCACTTTCATGATGCACTTTGCGCCTTTAGCTCAGTTGGTAGAGCACCGGACTTTTAATCCGTTGGTCGCGGGTTCGACCCCCGCAGGGCGCACCACACCGGCGGGGATATCTTCAAACAGAAGAAAGGTGAACATCTG